GGTCTGATTCAAGACTCATTTCTTCACCTCTTCGATATAGCGGGCCTTGATGGCCGCCCGCACTTCTGCGCGGGTTTCAACCACCGCCTTGGCGATGAACGGATGGGCGGCTGTACGGCTGGTGCCGTTGTGGACGATGTAGCCATACGGGGCTTCGCTCTTGTTAAAGCTGATGTGGTACGTGGACACGTCCTTGAAGCTGTTCTCTTTGCTGTAGACCTGATAGATAGCGTTCTTCAATGTTCCGGGCGCGTAGGGCCCGTACTTCTTGCCGCGGATGTAGAAAAAGTGGCTGTCGGCAGACACAGGCGCCTCAAGGCGGGCGCGCTCGTAGATGATCTGCGCGCCAGCCTGGGCGGCGGGTCTTGTGGCGGCGTGCAGCACATCAACCTTGGCGCGAAGTCCTTCCTTGAAGGCCGCGACATTCATGCGGATAGCCATGCCCATGTCAGCTCACCACCTTGCACACCAAAAACATGCTGCTGCGGTCGCGGTTGTCTGGCAACACAGACTCAATTTCGTACACAGTGCCGCTGTACTTGCCAACCAGGCGCATCGCTGCGGTAACACCAGCCCGCGCACGCATGCGCATTGACACTTTCACAACGGACGTATCAGCGCCAGCGCGGATGGCTTCAATGCCGCTTTGCGAGACCGGGTCGCACCATGGCTCGGCGATGGTCACCCAATCGCCAGGGACCGGCTGGCCTATTTCATCGACGCCACCACCCGGCTGCTGCAGGAGGCACTTCAGCGAGATGCGTCCGGCTTGCATCAGGCGTACACCTTGTACGGTGCCAGCAGCCATTCAGCACCGTTTGGGAGCTGGGCCACGGACACGCCAGCCACCACGTCTTCACGATTGACAAACAGGTGCCCGACGATCAGCAGCACCGCTGCCCGGATGGTGTCGTTCACAACGATGCCGTCCATGGTTTGCCGGTAGGCGACATTGGCGCGCAGCAGGTTGTTTTCTGCCGTTTGGATGGCTGCGTCCTGGGCATCGGCGTCGGACAGCAGTTCTGCGGCTGTGACAGCGGCCTCACACGCTGCAATGGCTGCGTCCAGTTCCCCCGGTGCCGCCGCCCTCGCCACGCCCAGCGCAGTGCCGTCAACGTACACGCCACGATCCAGCAGCGCAATTGCCATTTGCTCTGCAGCAGCGATGTACACGCCAATCAGGGCGTCTTCATCGATGCCGTCAACGCGCAGGTGCAGCTTTGCTTCTTCCAGCGTGACGAAGCTCATTTGTTCTCCGGCGCGGCCTTGTGTGCCTTGTTGCTGGCTGGTTTGGATGCCTTTTCTTTTGGCGCTCCGTCCGTTGCCCAGCCTTCGGCCACAGCTACGGCGATCATTTCCTGATCGTCTGCATCAACCTCCTGCCCTGCCACATAGTCGGCGCGGTTGCAGCCTTTGTGCCAGTACGTGAAGTCTTTTGTGATGGTTAATTTCATGGGAGTACCAATAGAAAAGGCCCCGAAGGGCCTTGGTTTACGCTGCAGCGATTTTCAACAGCTTAATTGCCTGGGTATTCCGCAGCTTCCCGCCCACGCGCTTACGCACGTAGAACTTGACGAAGCCAGGGGTGGTGATTTCGTCACGGGTGATGCGCATACCCACGCGGTCTGCGATCAAGTAACCTTCCTTGAAGTCGCCAAAGGCCAGGGAGAACGCGCCAGCGCCAACGGCGGGCATGTCTTCGGCTTCGGTGATGCCGTAGCCCATGAAGGTTGCAGGCTGGCCAGCAGTCAGGGCAGGTTGCCACAGGTACTGGTTGGACGTGTCCTTGTACTTGCGCAGGGACGCCAGAACCAGCTTAGAGGTCACCCACTGAGCGTTGTTGCGGTAGCGTGCGCGCAGCGAGTACACCAAGTCATAGAAGATGTCGGCACTGGTTGGCAGCGCGGCGGCTTGGCCCGAGGCGATGTACTGCAGCGTACCGAAGGCGCGCGAGCTGTCAGCAGTCGTCACCGGGGCGGGACCCGCCAGGAAACCGGTGGGCTTCTTGGTGCCGTTGCCGCTAATGAACGCCACGCCTTCGCCTTGGGCAATGGCTTCGGCGGCGGACATGGTGAGCCAGCTTTCCACATCAAAGAACAGATCGTCCAGCGACTCTTCAGAAGCCTGAGGCTTGGCAGATGCCATGCCGAAGGTGGGCGCGACTTCGGCCAGGTCTGGCGTGTTGGTCTGGTTGCGTGCGTCAGCTTCACCCAGCCACTCAAAGCCTGCGCCGTTCACATCAAACAGTTCCTTGTAGTCAGGACTGCCAACGGTGCGAACGGTGGCAATCTGGCGGATAGGCGAGATGTCCACCGACAGGCGGGCAATCTGGCGCTCGATGATCTCGGGCAGCGCAAAACCACCAGCGGAGCCGGTCGAGGTCACGGTCTGCGTGGCGCGGGTTTCGCGGCCGTCGCGGCTCTTGGCTTCCAGCTGCTTGGCGGCAGTGGCGGCCTTTTGTTGGCGCTCGTGGTCGCCTGGCGCGCGCATCCAGTCGAGGAAGGCATGGCGGTATTCCACGGCTTCCTTGCTTTCGCCTTCTTGGCGGCCACCATCCATCGCGCCGGGGCGCGACAGCTTGGTTTCCATCTTTTCCAGCTTGGACTTCACTTCACCCAGGCCGTCAATGTGGGCGTCGATCTTGGCGAGCTTGGCGTCGAGGGCTTCTGTCGAAGCGCCGGACTTCACCGCTTCGATGCGGGCATCGTTGGTCTTCTTGTATTCATCGAAGGCCGTGGCGATCTTGTCCAGGGCATCGGCCACGGACTTGACGCTGGGTTCGTCGCGCTTTTCGTAAGCGCCGACAGCTTGGGCCTTGGCCGTGAATGCGGCCATGTGGGCGGCCATGACGGCCAGGAGGGTGTTTGCTTTACGCATGGTGGTTCTTTCTTAGGATGTGAGGGAACGGAGCAGCCGGTCGGCTGCCTTCATTGCCACGGCGGTCGAATTCGCAGAATCACTCCGCACTTCTCCCATCCGCATGACGCGCGACACAAAGGCCGTCGCGTCGCTTTTGCTGAACCCGGCATCACGCAGGACTTTTTCAGCATCTTTTGGAGCCTGCAGTTCATCTGCAGACTTCACATTGGTGACCCGCGCCTTTTCGTTGGCGGGGAAAGTGACCAGGGAGACTTCCCACAGGTCAATGGCCGTGAGGGTGCGCACTTCGGTGTCGCGGTCGTAGGCCCATTCTTTGGACATGAACCCGATGGAGAGTCCATTCAGCGCGCCCATCTTGAGCAGCGCGTGCGCTTCTTTGCCCTTGACGGTTTCCATGGCGAGCTGACCCTTGATGCGCAGGCCCTTTTCGTCTTCGACCATCTCAGTCCAGACGCCAATGGGCTTGTCCGCGTCGTGCTGCCAGAGCATGGCGGGCATGGTGCCAGCCGCCTTGTGGTCTTTCAGGGATTGGACGAAGGCGCCCTTTGATATCACGTCGTCGTAGTTGTCACGCACGCCAAAAACGGAGCCGTAGCCTTCAACGGTGCCGTCAGCGTTGACCGCTTTGATTTCAAAGCCAACGTCGAAGTGTTTTGTTTTCATTTTTTCAACCTCTCAGGAAGAGAATTTCGTCGCGCCTGCTCCTGCGTTGGCGCTGGTTGTAGTCGTGTGTCGGCTTGTAGCCGCGTGTCCAGTTGGCCCCACCGCTGGGTCCGTTCTCTGGGGGCGCTGGTGGAAAATAGATGCCTTCGATTGCGCCTGTGGCACTCAGCGTGATCGTTGCGGTTCCGCGAATGAATCCGCTATCAGTTACTGCGCCCCAGGACTCGCCCCAACTAGCGCCCCAACCTTTGAATGAGGACGCCATTTAGACTGGCCCCCACTCGCTCCCCGGTGCGCCCGTCCCAACTACATCAACATCGTTGACCTTGGCGATGTTCACCTTAGGCGGGTTGGCGTTCATGGCCGCGATGATTGATGCCTCTGTAAGTACACCGCCGCTTGCTGTGCTTCCACTCACCCAGCCCACTGCGTAGGGCGCCCAATTCGCGCCCAATGTCAGGCCAGCAGTGCCGCCAGTGTGACCAATTGCCGCCAAGGTGCCAGACGCCCCCAAGGTGATGCCAGCCGAGCCGCTGGTGAACTTGGCCGCAAAGATGTTGCCCGATGCGCTCAGCGAAATGGATGCCGTGCCGGAGGCCGACGAGATAAGGCCACCGACACCCGACAGGTCGAACGTGATCGACGCCGTGCCGCTGGTGTTCTTACCCATCGAACCTGCGCCCGATGCGCCGATGGTCAGCGCGATGGCGTTGACGCCCGAAACCGCACCGCCCTTCTTTGGTTGCACCCATGCACCACGACCACCGTAGTACCCGTAAGGGATGGCAGCAGTGGCGGCAAACACTTGGTAGCTGTTGCGCACCATCCCGTGCTTGCCGAAGTTGCTACGCAGGATGGCCGCGCCACCGTTCAGAAAGCGAACAGGGCTTTTGTGCAGTACGGAGCGGTTGCCGTGCAGGGCCATATCAAGACCAGCCAAATTCCAAGTGACCAGAGATAGGCGATGCGACTGGGGTGGCGGCACCAGCCAGCATGAGCCATGCGAGGCAAGCGCCGTCATACACCTTTGGCATCGAAGCGAACTGGTTGACCAGATCGCGCTCTGCGGTCACGCCAAGCGTGGTGATCGGCAGCGTAAGCAGAGGCTTGCACAGCACCAGATTCAAAACGCCCGACACGTAGGACGTAGAGATGGTCACGGTCTGCACAGAGCGGATGCCCGCATCGCCAGCAGCCAACGGCATGAATGGGCCGAACTTACCAGCACCAGTACCGGAGTAAACGATGCTGGTGACTGCTGCCGCCGTGTTGCCGATTGGCAGTGTTGCGGGAGTGGCACGCGATGCAGTGCCAACGCTGTTGGTGTAGCCGATCGACAAGTTTGGTGTGGCCGCGCCCATCACAGTGGAAGGTGTCAGGAATGCCTGAACACCAGCGCCGTCTGTGTAGCGCGGCAGCGTTACCGTGTTGTTCAGCGTCTGTGCCGTGGTAGTCGTGACCGATGTGATTGGATAGAACCCGAGCAAATCCACCAGCATCAGCACACAGGGCGCAGTGGTCGCGGCTGCGGTCTGCGCGGCAGCGTTCAGCAGGTGCTTGTAGCCTGTGCCGCCGCCCACGCTACCGCCGTGGGGGATACCTGTGGCGTTGGTTGTAGCGTCTGTGAGTTGCTGAAAGGCAAGGTTAGTACCCGTGCCAAGGATGGTGTCAGCGGGGGGATTGCCACCACCACGAAAGAGCGAGTACCACAGGCCCGCAGTGTGGGCAGTAGTGGCGAAGCTGCTTTTCTGCCAGTCTGAGCGGTAGAACTTGCCGTTCGTGCTGACTTGGTTGATTAGATCGTCTTGTCCAGTAAAGCCTGCCATGTTTAGCCCCAAGTGGTTTCAATAACGCCATGAATGGGCGCTCCTGACAGCGTGCCGTTTGGCAGTGCGATCAGGTTGATGTATGCGTCATCTTTGATTTCAGGCATGGATGCCATGTCGGTGAAGTAGTCCACCTCTGTTGGTGCGTCGATGCCGTATAGCGAGAAAGTCGCCAGCGGCTTGACTAGCACCAGGGCGAACAGTCCTACGTCACCGATGCCGCCAATCGTCACCGACTGCACCGACTGCACTCCCGTGTCGCCACGCTGCAAGGACAGGAATGGCCCGTTGTTCACATAGGCAGCGCCAGCTTGCTGGCTGCACAGGATGGTGCCGTTCACGAACTGCGTGGACATGGTGGCTGGCTGCGTAATGCGCCCAGCCACGCCATCGCTGTTGGTGTAGTTCACCGTGAAGGTCTGCCCGCCCGTGTGTCCTGCAACTGTCACGGGCATGAGCATCACGCCTTTTCCGTCCGCGTAGCGCGTGGGGGCCAGCGTGTTGTCCAGCGGCTGCACATCCGTCACCGACTCGTCGATGAACGGGTAAAAACCGATGTAGTCCGCGAGGATGCAGGACAGTGGTGCAGCGGATGCCGTTGGGGTCAGCGCCATCAGCTTGCGCAGGAACTTCTTTTTCCCAAGCGCGTTGACGTTGCCGCCGTGGCGCAACCCGCCATCCGTGGATTGCTTGAGCGGCGTGAAAGCGCCGACGGCCCCGATGTAATAGTTCGGCGCAGGGTTGCCTGGTGACATTGACAAGTCGAACCAGACACCAGCGCCCGTAGTCTGCGTGGGCTGCTTGCGAAAACTCGCGTACAGGTACTGGCCCGCATCTTGGGCCTGCACCATTTCGCGGGTATTCCGAAAACCAGCCATTAGTCAGCCGTTACGTTGAGCTGCCCTGCTGCCGCCTGCGGCTGGATGCCGTTGGAAATGCTCAGTGTGGAGGCCAGTGCACCCGACATCATGTAGGCCGTGGCACCAGATGCGGACGATACCCATGCGAAGTGCGTGGCATCGTTCGTGCCGCCCGTGCATTGCGGCCACTGCACCAGTGCTGCATTGCTGAAGGTCGAACCGCCATCGGTCCATGCGGTGGCCTTGGTCTGCGCTACGCGGGCATACCCGGCGTAGTTGCACTCAGCGGCCAGCGAGCCTGTGTCAGTGGGGTCTGCTGTGAACAGTGCCCAGTAGCCAGTGGCAGCAGCCCGCCATGCGGGGTCAGTGCCTTGGCAGATCAGCTTCAAAATGTCGTTTTCGGTGGTGTTGCTTGCGCTCATTGCTTACTCCTCGTGTTCGGTGACGGTGCGGGTGATTTCGTCGTTTGCGTCACGCTCAACGGTCTGCACCGACTTCTTGGGGAATGCGTTGTTCACCACCACGTTTGATGGCTGGACTTGGTTGATGACGGTCACTGGCGTTGGGTCTGCGGCCTTCAACTCAGGCATGATCGCTTCGACGTTGACAGTCGTTTCAGGCACCGTGATTTCGTTGCGCACTTCGACTACATGCGGCTTCTGCTCTGGCATGTTGACGGTGTTGTGCACTTCTGCCGGGGCCACGCTGACCGCTGGTTGGTGGTTGTTGATGACCACTGGCTGCTGGGGCTGGCTGCGGGCCATGAAGTCCTGCAACTTGCGCTCCAAAGCCTCAAAGCGTTTTGCCTGCTTTTCGTCCTCTTTGTCAGCAGTTGCTGCATCTTCTTCACCCTGCTGCACCATGTTCATTGGTTTCAGGTAGTCATCCCCGCCTGGGCGCGGATCCCAACCTTCATCGTCCCGGTATTCGTTCGGGCTCATGAGGCCCATTTCAATCATGGTGCGGGCATACACCGCGCGATCCTTGATCGAGCCTGCCCTCATGTAGCGGGTGTCAAACTCGCCAAACAGAGGGCCAGCCCCGTCCAACAACATTTCGTCAATGCGTTGCGTCCACGCCCGGTGCCACGGCGCCAGGCAGTGGATCAGGTGGGCAGCAAAGAATGCTTCGGAGCTGGCAAAGGTGCTGGTCTTGTCGGAGTGCCCAACCATGATCGGGAACACCCCATAACCGGGGCAGATTTCCTCAATTTGCAGGCGCCGGGTCTCAACATGCTGCGCATCGACCCCAGTCTGAGATGTGGGCAGCCACTTGGCATTGCGGTCCAAGACCAACGGGTCGCCTGCGCGGTTCGGTCCGGTCTTTTCCTTGATCCATGCACTCAGGCGCTTGTGCTGTTCTTCATTCAGCGTGGCGTCAACGCTGTAGGTACCACTGGGGCGCAGGCCGTTGGCGTGCATCGCGGCTTGGCTGCGCTCTGTGGCCATGGCAAGGCCAATAGCCGACCGGGCCAGGGACACGGCATTCATGCTGCCGACCCAATCCCATTGCACGCCGTTCAGGACGAATACATCCTCTGGCGAAAACTCGCCGATCAGGCCGAACTCGTCCCAGCAGCGATAGCGGATTTCGTAGCGGGA